TTGTAGGATTATCTTTTATAAGAATTGCCTCTCCACGATTATCATAGAGATAATATGGTGCAGATGCTGGATTGCTGTACTTGAACAGATAATAAGTTAAACACTGAACTTCTAACTGATAAGTTGCGGTGTCCCAGAAGGTAACAGATCCCATTGCACCTGATGTTTCATAAATGATTGTTCCTCTGACAAACACAAAGGATTTCTCACCTCTATAATCACTAAGGTCAATAACTTGACGGTGTGATCTTAAAAGAGTTTCAACAATCTCTCCACGGGAGGATACAATTTCCTGCCCTGTTACAAAGGAAACAACACCTTCAGCACCATTTCCTCCAGTCTCTGGATCTGGATAGTATAAAAGATCTCCAACCTTTGTGGTTTCAGGAAGGCCACTTTCTACAATAATACTAGAGATGCTTCCATCTGTTACGTCTGAAATCTCCAAAGAAATCTCATCCTTGGTTTCATTGAGATATGGGTTTCTGTATCTTTCAATTAGATCAACATTAAATGATATCTCTGTATCATCATAGCTCGAAGGACTGAATTCTGCAACCGCTAAGGTATCAGGAGATGTCTCAGTAGTATTAATATTCTTAACCTGAGATAGTGGACGATTTTGGAATGTAGTTCCAATGTAATATGGGAACTGAGGAATAGTGTCTGTGTCGTCGACAGTCACAAAATAAACATAGACTCCATCTGGATACATCTCTTCTGGATATTGAGGCGTATTGCAAACTCTTCCGTTGTTCCTATCGAGAACATTCACTGCAATATTACCAGAGTCTGCACCAATATCCAGTCCGTTTTCAGTTGTGATGTCTAACCCTGATTCGGTATCAATAATTTTATCACTAACAGCCGCTGGCTGATAATCAAAATCTTCAGTAAAGGTTCCTAATGGATAGAATCCTGTCTCTGGGTCATAATCACCCACTGCTGGTGGGCTACTTCCGAGTCCATCTCTGCTCGTTCTTATGACGTATCCACTTCTTTGTCTCTCTACACCACCGCTGTTATTCTTTGCGTTTGTGTAACCATAAGGTCCATAAATTGGATTACCATCAAACGCCCAACCAAGAATAGGAGAGTGTTCTGTTCCATTATCTTCCAGTTGTGCTCTTAGTTGAGTTGGGTTGCAAACATAACCATAGGTGTCTAATTCGACTGGAGGATTTGCATTATCGCCCCAAACAAATCCATTTCCTGAGTCAAACGTCCAGTTAACGTTATTCAGAACTTCCTGATATCTGTTGAAGTTATATTGCTGTGATTTTGCAGTTATAACAGCACCAGAACCAATTGAAGAAGTTTCAACCGTAGTTGTAAGTGGATTGTAATCAATACCTGTGTTGAGGATCGTAACCGTTACAATAGACCCACCAGTCACTGTACAACTCAATACTGCACCTGTACCCGTTCCAGTAGAGTCTACAATCCTCAAAGAAGGTACATCCTTATAATATAAGCCTGGTTCGTTAATTGTTACTGTGGCAAGTCTGCCATAGTTATCAAAGGTGATATTAAAGGTTGCACCTTCGCCACTACTAATTCTTACCCTTGGATTTACATTATAGTTGGCAACAGACGTCTGTTCGATGTTTGTAATCCGTCCATTCACCACAGTTGCTGTTGCAGTGGATAACGGAGGATCAATAATGACTGTAGGGTTGATATAGTCCGTTCCTTTCTCTACAATCGTAAAATCTTGAATATATCCCTGTACAAGATTAACAGGAGACACATCACTGTAAATAGGAACACCATCTACCGAAATACCGATTTCATCAGTTCCTTTCAATAGAATGTCTGGGTTGTTTCTCTTTATTCTTGGAATTGCCCAAACTGAAGGATTTGCCTTTAACTTACTTCCAATAGTACCATTATCACTAAATGCACCGATTGTATAGTAAGGAAATCCAGAAGAAGAGACAAAAACGTAATCTACATCAAAAAACACGCCATCAACACCGGCAGTGTAGTTTGTAACCTCTGTTATGTCAGGTTCTAACTGCGCCTGAGTTACAAGCTGTTCATCGTAGTTCTCAATGAAAGAAGCAAGAGCTGCTTCTCTTGGATCAATTCTACCAGGCCCATTCACGTGAACATCATCGTTTATGGTATGAAGAAGTCCGCCGTCGACAACATTGATGTCTTTTACCAATCCAAGCGGATAAGAAATGCTTGTATACAGCACTTCATCTATCGTGATCTCAGATTGGATGTAATAAGGCCCATAAACCTTAGAATCAATCAAATGCGGTATTGAATATCCCTTTACTCCTCTTTTGCATCCAAGAAACTGATTCCAAGTCTTAGAAGTGTAAGTGATGCCTTCTGTACCAATAAAAAGAATACCAGATTCTGGATATCCTAATGTTGACTCGACAGTAATGGTTAATTCAGCGCCTAAGGCTCTTGTAAGCCTCGTGACAGGGTTTGCAATGAAGTTACCTACATTCTTATCCTTATTCAAGTACATCTCGTACTGAATGGTGTCCTCATAAGGATAGGAGCTCACATAATCACAAATTGATTGAGCATAAATCTTTTCATCGTTATAAGAACGTAAAGTAATGAAAGAATTCATCACTTCTGTCGGAACAACGTAATTCAGGTAAGGATCCACAAGACTTCTTGGTTGTGGAGTTGTCCGTAAGATTTGTGCCTCGCTCCAAGTTGATTTGGAAGGAATAATCATCCTGTCTCCAGGATAATTCACATCTACATCGTTTTCCGCAAACAAAAGCTTAAAGAGAGCCTTAATTCCGAGTTTAGATCCTTTAGATTGGAAAAAGTCACGAATATTCTCTAAAAACGTTGCATTATTGATTTCTGGCGATACTCTTTCTGAATTAATATCCGGCGCATACGATTCATAGATGGTTTTAAGGAATCCAACCAAGAAAAGCACTGAAAGGTTCTTTACAGGCGATCCTAACGTGTGATCTGCTGCTACAGAATCAACATAAGTACCCTTTGCGGTAAAAGTAGGCAGAATTACTGTTCCTGAAGATCCTCTTTCGAGTCCAGTGAGTTTATTTCCTTCTTTCTTGCGATAAAGAATGACTTCGTTGTCAATAAAGACGATTCCGTTCTCTTCTGGAAACCCATAAGCATCTTCTAACGTTAATTCAGTGTCTGTTGCTGAAATATTAGCAAATAAGACACCAGCCTTGACAATTTTCTTCTCATAAGTTGCAAAATCACGATACTTTTGAAGATTCTGCAATAAATCCTGAGAAAATCCAATTCTCTCCTCACTTTCGTCAGCAATCGTCATAAATTTGACGAATTGCTTGTACGTTTCAGCAATATAAAGAGGTAGAGTAGAATCTACCTGAGAAGAAGGAGTGACTATTGTATTTGTTTTCATGAGATTACGATATTAGTGTCGATAATGGCATCGATTCGAGAACTTTCAATGTCTAAGTCTAAGTAAACCGTTTTCTTAGCAACAACGTCCTGGCTAAAGGGCATTCCTCTAATTTTAATCAGGTCGTTCAGCTCAACAGTGTTGATAAATGTTACTGGATTGATATATCCTAGAAGCACCTCTCCATTTACATAGTCAACAGTACCGAAGGTGGTGTTTTGAATGGTTTTCGTACCATTTGTATCAAAGTAGAAGAGATAAATGTTGCCCTTTGTGTCATCTTCGAAGTAATATGTCTTTCCGTCATTCGATCCATCCTGTTCTATCTGAAAACCAGTGGAATAAACCACAGAATTACCAGTATTCACCTCCAAAGCCTGTTCAAAACAGATTTCATAAGAAGATGCAGTGGATGGAACGATTGCAAAGTCCTTTCTCATCCTTAACGTCGTTATATTCCTTGTAATTGACGGATCTGAATCATCAATTGCTCCCACAATTCTCGAATATCGAGCCGAGCCACCAAATTTATCAATAGCACCTTCTACAAAGTAACTAGAAAGTGTCTTTTTCACTTCAGAAACAATACCAGAGGCATCTTTAATAGTATTCTTATCGTTATAATAAACTGCAGTGATGATTTCTAGATATAAAATCTCAGGATCTTGAATAACAACTTGAAGTGAAGCAACACGATATTCATTTAACGACTCAATAATAAAATTCTTGGTCGTATTTGACAACGCAGCACCAGTCGATGGCTTGATTACAACAAAAACTCTTCCATATTCTGGAATCGGAAGCTCCTCTCCACCGTAAACGTAAATATCATCAGTAGCTGGATAGATTTGTCTGATTAAAGTCTCATAATCACTAGCTATAACAGCTCTATTTTGTGCTCCATATGATCTCGGAGCTCTAAATTTGACTGATTCTACACTTTCTAAAGATGCTCCACCAAAAGTAACGCTTGCTGATGAAACTGTTGCTGATTTATTGATAGCTTGTCCATCAGATGTGATGATTCTTCCAGTATATTGAAAGTTATTAGATGCAATAATACCATTTGCTGATGGTCCTCTTGTTGTCAAATAAGTTACATAAATCGTTGAACCATCATTTAACTCATTTCCAAAGTATCCATCGCCAAATGTTAACTCATAGTACTCTTCACTTGTCTCCTCAACCCAATATACATTACTATTTTCACCAACAGTGACTAAACTATTGGCTTGTTCATAAAATACATTATATTCTTCATTAGGATTCGGTTGAACTTCAACACGGATCGTTGATGTATCAATATTCTTATTCTCTAGAATGAACTTCTGATTGAAATTTGACTTATTTACATCAAACCGAGCGGTAAGATAGGTACCTTCATAGACTGTGATATTAGGAAATACACATAACCCAGCAGTTCCAACAGGTGCTGTCTGTGGTTCGATTGCATTGAAGATATAATTACTATTACCATCTCCTGTTACAAACACCATTCCAGGTTGTAACTCAATAAACGATGGATAACCTGATGGGAATTCATCTGATGTAAATTGAAAGTTAAATGTTATATTACTCTGTGATGACTTAGTTGATGTTGGAACATAACCAACAGCTCTTGCATTAGCTACTACATTATCTCTAATTGTTGCAGATGACAAGAAACTCTCATTGGCAATCATATTAGTCGAATATGCATTCAACTGTGCCTGATATGCAATCAGATTCAGAATAACTTGCAGGTTACTACCAGAGAAGTCATAATCAGTGAATTGTTTCGTACTCTTCAGATAGTTGATAAGATTAGACTTAATCTGATCAAAATCAACCTCTGTTAGTTGAATAGCTCCAGCCAATGCCCTGTCCCACTCTTTTTGTTATTTATAACCTATCTGGTAGGCGTTAATATCTCAGAAACCTTATAAACTCTTTCTAATCCAGATATTCTATACTTGATTGTTACCTCATATCCATTCTGATCTGGTGACGCATTCACATCAACTCCAAGATCATCATCATAAAGAGAAACTTGAGTCTTATTCCTTGCACTAACATGATCAGGAGATATTGTACTCTTTGAATTACCTATTGGATCAAATGTAATCCGAGGTTCACAGAATAAAATAGCTCTCTCGATCTCATTCGCCAACATCAATGAATTAGATTCAGTTATAAAGTTAAACAAGAACTCATTCGTTCTACTACCAAAGTTTCTAAAGAATGCTACCTCATTCGGTAACGTCATAATAATATTCTTTAATGAGTTATTAATAG